AGTATCCAGAAAGGCAAAAAGCTGTTAATGCCGTTACATATGCTGTAAAGAAAGGAACCTTAATTAAAACACCTTGTGAATACTGTGGAGCACTTAAAGTTGTAGCTCATCATGTAGCCTATGATTTGCCCTTAGAAGTAGTGTGGCTATGTCAAAAACACCATAAAGAATTACATGCTGGAGTAAAGGAATGAGCCTACGATTGTACGATTTTAAATGTTTGGAATGTAATCATGAGTATGAAAAACTCACACGATTAACTGATGCACAGGAATGTCCTAAGTGTGGTTCTGGTAGGGTAATACGTATCTATACCAAATCACAGTTCAAAGTTGGTGGTGTAGGTGTTCATGATAGGACTATGAAAGTATGATTGCCTTGATCGACGGCGATTTGGTTGCTTATCCGTGTGCAGCTAGTTGTGCAGAAGAAGATCCATTGGATGTAGCTTTACATCGCTGTGATAAACTAATACGTGAAATTCTTGAGGCTAGTGATTGTGAAGAATATAATATCTTCCTCTCTACCAAGAGCAATTTCCGTAAAGAAGTTAATCCAGAGTATAAAGCCAATCGCAAAGACATGCTACCACCTCAATGGTTGCAAGAGTGTAAAGAGTATCTCATAACAGAATGGAACGCAAAAGTCAAAGAATATTATGAAGCTGACGATCTTCTAGGTATTAACCAGACAGATGGAACAGTTCTATGTTCTTTTGACAAAGATCTACTTATGATTCCGGGTAATCATTTCAACTGGAAAAAACAGCAGTTTGGCGATCTAACTAAAATAACCCACGAAGAGGGGCTAGTACATTTCTATTCTCAAATGCTCATTGGGGATTCTACCGACAATATTTTTGGTATTGCTGGTCTTGGCCCTGTAAAATCCAAGAAATATCTTAGTTCTGCAGAGAACGAACAGGATCTATTTGATCTTGTCTATAATAAATATGATGATCCAAAACGATTCCTTATGAATGGAATATGTCTTTGGATATGTCAAGAAGAAGGAGTCACATGGGCACAAAAACTACAAAGTTCCGAGTTGATTTTACCAAAGGAGTTAGAACTCGTGCTGGGTCCGATGTTAGAATCTATGAAATATTTTACGAGCGATACATAAACGGCGCTTACTACTCAGAAGACGATGATACATGGTATGTGTGTCAATGGGATTCACAAGGCATGTATGCATCTAAACCATCATCACTTGACTTGGTGAATGTATGAGTGATAAAAAACGCAGGAGTAAGTTAGAGTTAACCTTTGAGGATATTCTTAAAGAAGGTAAAGCTGAATATGATTATGAAGTAACTAAGATTAATTATATCGTACCAGAATCCAAACATGTTTATACTGTGGATTGGACATTACCTAAGAACATACTGCTAGAGACAAAAGGCTATCTAAGCGACTCACAAGAACGTAATAAATACATTCTAATTAAACAACAGTTTCCTGAGATTGATCTTCGCTTTATCTTTGCAAACAATAAAAAATTGTGTGGGGGTATGAAGACAACTCATGAAGCTTGGGCTATTAAAAATGGATTTAAATATTGTTCTATAAAAGATCTTGATGTTATTCAGAGTTGGATAGAGGAGAGTAAATGATCACAGTTAAATTGCAGTACTCAGATGGTGAGGTTGTGATTAAACAGTTTAAAACTAAAGAAGAAGCAAATCTCTACATTCACTATGAAGGTGATCATTTGATTGAGGCTACCTATCTTGATTAAACATCTTGTGATCCCGAAAGTATCTAGTGGCTGGTAAAAAGCGATTTACTGTGGAAGAACAGGATGAGAAGAAAAAGAAACGTAGTAAAGAACATTACCATTCAAACAAAGCGTACTATCTTGAATGGTGTAGAGAAAATATAGATTCTAAATTAATATCCGTGGCTAAACAAAGAGCTAAAAAACGAAATCAAGATTTTGATATTACTAAAGATGACATTATACTTCCAACACATTGTCCAATATTAGGAATTAAGTTAGAGTATAACCAAGGTTCTGGAGCTGGTGGAAAAGATAATAGTTATTCACTAGACAGAATAGATCAATCTAAAGGATATATTAAAGGTAATGTTCAGGTTATCAGCCACAAAGCAAACTCAATGAAGTTTACAGCATCTAAAGAGGATCTATTAAAATTTTCAGATTGGATACAGAAAACTTATGGTTAAACATTTAATCCTGCCAGACATGCAAGTAAAAGAGGGTGATGATCTAGAATTTCTAACTAGGATAGGGCGCTACATTATAGAGAAGAAGCCAGATGTGGTTGTACATCTTGGTGACTTTGTTGATATGGAAAGTTTGAGTTCCTATGATGTGGGGAAGAAATCGTTTGAAGGTAGGCGTTACACAAAAGACATTGCAGTTGCGCGGAAAGCGATGGACAAACTCCTTGCCCCGCTTTTTGAATTCAACCATGACGCTAAGAAAACTAAGAAGAAACAATATAAGCCTCGCCTCGTTCTTTGTTTGGGCAACCACGAACAGCGCATCCAGAGGGCTATTGAAAATGATCCGAAACTAGAAGGGTTAATTAAATATGAAGATCTTCCTTACGAGTCTTGGGAAGTACATGACTTCCTCAAGCCTGTCTTTATCGACGGTATCGCTTATAGTCATTATTTTCCAACAGGGGTCATGGGTCGCCCAGCTACAACTGCATCTGCTATGGTTAGCAAGTTACATATGTCTTGTATTGCTGGACACCAACAGGGAAAGCAGGTTGCCTACGGCAAAAGACCAGATGGTTCTACTATCACTTGCATCATTGCAGGTTCATGTTATGAACATAATGAAACTTATCTAGACCACCAAACCAATAATCATTTTCGTGGGATTCTATTAGCTCATCGAGTAAAGAATGGATGTTTTGATGAATGTTTTATCTCCCTTGACTATCTCAAAGAACGATACACAGAACCTAATTGAGCGTCTTAAAATTAGAGCTTCTATTAGACGACAAATTCCAACTAGAAAATCTGTTCTAGAGAATAAACCTGATAGAATCTCTGATCTTTTAGAAGAAGCTGCAACTTACTTAGAAAGATATATGAATGCAGAGTCCTGATCATTACCAAGATACTAAACTAATGGATCTTCTTGTTGAAAAACGAGTGCCCTTTGCTGAAGGTAACATCATGAAATATGTGTATCGTTGGCAAGATAAAGATGGTCTTAAAGATCTATATAAAGCACGTGATTATCTGAATGCAATTATTGCCTTTGAGGAATTTGTAAATGGAAGCAAATAAGTATCAAGAATGGACAATGAGCACGGCGATTTATCCGGGAGCAGGTACTTGTGGTGATAATGAACTTACTTACCTAGCACTTGGTCTTAATGGGGAGGCAGGAGAAGTTGCTGACAAAATCAAAAAGTATCTTCGTGATGGTAAGCTTGACATTGGTGGTGTTGTCTATGAACTGGGAGATGTTTGCTGGTATATCGCACGTTTAGCTGATGCTCTTGGATATGATTTTGAGGATCTTCTTACAATTAACCATGCTAAACTAGAAGACCGCAAAGCACGCACTGTTCTCCAAGGATCTGGTGATGTACGCTAAAGTTTGGGCTGTTGAACACATCTATTATGATGATTGTTATGTACATGCTTTATATACTACAGAAGATCTTGCTAATCAAGTTAAAGATGAGTTAAATGCTATACAACCAACTAGGGCATATTATGAAGTGACAGAGATGGAGGTATTTGATGCATGTTGAACTTGAGTACATCACACCAAACTCACTGGAACTTATCGGACGCTTTGCAGGCATCTGCTATAACTCCAATCTTGAAACAGAGACTTGCATTAAGCGCGCTATCTCTTGCAAAGATAAGGGTCATCTTGCAACTCTTCGATTTGCTTTCGCAACATTTCATGTCAGCGGAATCAGCAGAGCATGTAGTCACCAATTTGTTAGATCAAAGCACCTAGATTTTCTACAACGTAGTCAGCGCTATTGTAATGAAAAAAATGCTAGTTTTGTTACTCCCACACTAACGGAAGAGCAGCATAAAGCTTATTACACAGCCGTTCTTCAATCTCAAATGGCCTACGATGAACTTATTTCATTAGGAGTTAAGAAAGAAGATGCACGCTTTGTACTCCCAGAAGCTACCACAACTGAACTTATTGTTACAGGAAACTTCCAAGCATGGCTGGATTTCATTAAACTTAGAGCAGATACACATGCCCAATGGGAGATTCGCCAAGTGGCTAAGACAATCAATAATCTTCTTGCCAAAGAATTAGACAATCAACTATTTAATTGGATGCCATGATGAGTATATTACTAACAACATTATTGTCTGCACTTATTCCAGTAGGTGTGGAAGGAGTTAAGCAAGGCATCACCGCCCTCACGGGTGGTGTTAAGCCTACTTCTATTGAGGATCAAATCAAACTAGAAGAACAGGATATTAAGCGTTTAAACGCGATTGCTGCCCTCGATAATCCGGGAGGCACACCTAGCCAATGGGTCATTGATTTGCGTGCGTCAGCGCGTTATCTAGCGGCCTTTGTGGTCATTCTAGGCGGTGTTGGTATCTCCTTTGTGCCAGAGATTGAGGTACCCATTAAAATTATTGGTCTAGAGGCTGCGAATATTGCTTTTGGTTTCCTCTTTGGTCAGCGCATTATGAGTAATTTTAAGAAATGACGTTCGACGATCTTAAGGAAAAACTAAAACATGAGGATGAGGTAACAGTAATTGAACTTCTAGATTTATCTAGTGAAGAATTAGTTGACATTCTTGAGAGTTATATTGACGATAAACAAGACAAACTACGAGCTTATTACTGTGAAACTACCGAAGACATGGGTTGGGAAGAAGAATCCTACCAATCCAATTAAGAAACAACAACACGAAGCTAGAACAATAAAAAAAGTTCTACTGAATCATCTACAAGATGAAGAGTGGAAGCAACAGGTGAGAGAATATGCAACAACAAAGATTTAAAAATAGCTTTGCCGAGACAATTTTTAAGACTAAGTATGCACAGGGAGTCAATGATACATGGGATGCTTTGTCTGAGCGTCTTGTAGAAGATGTGTGCGGTACTCGTTGGGGTAAAGATCGTGATCTAATGTCTAAAGAGGATCAAGCACAGCTTGCAGAGTATATTAAAACTATGAAATTCGTGCCTGGTGGCCGGTACCTTTGGTATGCTGGACGTGAAAATTCTTATTTTAATAACTGTTTTCTTCTACGTGGAGAAGAAGATACACGTGAAGAGTGGGGTGCTCTCATGCAACGTTCGTCTAACTGCTTGATGACAGGAGGCGGTATAGGTTCTGATTACTCCCTATTTAGACCAGCAGGGAAACCTTTGCGGCGGACAGGTGGAATCTCAAGTGGTCCTATTCCACTTATGCATGCTATTAATGAGATCGGAAGATCTGTAATGCAGGGAGGATCTCGACGTAGTGCAATTTATGCATCCCTTAATTGGTTGCATGAAGATATTCCAGCATTCTTGCAAGCTAAGAATTGGTCAGATGAAATTAAAGCCATGAAACTTAAGGACTTTAACTTCCCTGCACCACTAGACATGACTAACATCTCTGTTAATTATGATGATAAATGGTTGTATAATGCAGATCGCGCTAACCTCAATACATTCGTAGAGAATTGTCGTCAAGCTATGATGACAGGTGAGCCGGGCTTTAGCTTTAACTTTGGTGATAAACAAAATGAAACCCTTAGAAATGCATGTACGGAAGTTACATCTGAGGATGATAGCGATGTTTGCAATCTTGGGAGCATCAATATCTCTAATATTAGTAGTCTGGAAGAGTTCAAACATGTTGTTGAACTTGGGAGTAAATTCCTTGTCTGTGGAACTCTCCGCGCCGACCTACCGTATGAGAAGGTCTATAAGGTTAGGGAAAAGAATCGCCGACTAGGACTTGGGCTTATGGGGATTCATGCTTGGCTCCTCCAACGTGGACAAGGATATGAAGTAACTCCAGAACTACATAAATGGTTGAAAGTATATAGAGAGGAATCAGAACGAAGTGCTAATGAACATTGCGAACGGTTGTACATTTCCAAGCCAGTGGCTTATCGAGCTATTGCACCAACGGGGAGTATTGGAATTCTTGCCGGAACTACTACCGGAATTGAACCACTGTTTGCAGTGGCCTACAAGCGGCGTTACCTTACTGATGGAACTAAGTGGAAATATGAGTATGTTGTTGACGCAACTGCCGATCAACTAATTAAAGAATATGGACTAGATCCTACTAAGATTGAGACTGCCTATGGATTATCGCACGACTACGAAAAACGACTTAAATTCCAAGCGGATATTCAAGATTACGTTGATATGTCAATTAGTTCCACCATTAACCTGCCCTCTTGGGGAAGTAAAGGCAATGGTCCAGACGACGTTGGTAGATTCGCTCAGGTTCTGGCATCCTACGCCCCACGGTTACGCGGCTTTACATGTTATCCAGACGGAAGTAGAGGAGGTCAGCCCTTAACTGAGGTACCATACGAAGAAGCACTTAAACATAAAGGTATAACCTATGAAGAAAATGTAGATCGTGCTTGCGTTTCAGGAGTCTGTGGTTTATGAACGAAGATTTCAAAGCACTACTACTAGAAACAATCCAAGATCTAAAGAATCATCCTGAAGGTAAAGATGGTGTAGCATTTCTCACTGAGTTCGATGAAGAACCTGAGTGGGAAGTTGCATTGGTTTTTCGTAAGCGGGATATAACTAAACACTAGACGTAATAAAGCCCCTTCTCTTTCGAGTTGGGGCTTTTTTTACATCCTAATTTTCTTCTGTTGTTGTTCCAGCAATCTGCGCAGAGTCATATCAGTTTGATCCTGATAATTGTTAGGCATTGTTTGCATTTTCTCAGGAGAATACATTCCTTTATCAATAGCATTCCTATATAGATCTTGTAAAGAATAGCTGTCAGTCCAAACCTTAGCTTGGTTAGGATCGTATTGACGTTGAACTGTGTCTCTATTCTGAAAGAAGTATTGCTGTAATGATTTTAATAGTTCTTCTTCATTCACTTAGAAACAACTCCTTTTCTGCCGCACGCCTTGCAATGAGGCCATTGAGTTTTACACCGCCGGCAAACACCCACTTATCAAACTCCTCAGCAGCACCCTTGTAATCTCCTTGGTTGAGTTTCTTTCTTAGGGTTGACCCTATGAGTTTACCTCGACCAAGATTGAATACAAAGCTCGACAGAGCACCAAGTTGATTCTCTGTGAGAGGAACCTTTACAAGTTCCTCCACAGCATTAAGAGCATCTTGGTAATCATGGTCTAGCAAAACATCAGCTTCAGCTTTAGAGATTGTTCTTCCAAGCTTAACACCGTATGTATGACCATAACCAATAGTAGGTTTACCAGCAGGACAAAGATAGGCTTTTAACTTTAACCCTTCAAACTTCTTAATAATATCAATACCTGTCATGGCTCATATCCAAATTGTTGTAGGTTACGCAATTTGCGTGCCTGTGATTTAGTTGTCATCTGACCTTGATTGTTAGTAATCATACGTTCAAACAATGGTCTGTTCTGTTTAAAGGCTTGATTAGTTATCAAAGCTTTAAGTTCTTCAGAGGAAATATCTCCTTTTTGATACAACTTAATAATGATCTCTTTGCCAGCATCTTTATCAGCTTGACTATTACTAAGCAGTAGATCAGTAGCTTTCTGCTTTTGACTAATAACATGCTTGTCAAGAACATCCACTTCATTTCTAGCTGAGTATGCTTTAGATTGTTCAACGGAAGTAGAACCTAAATAAGAAGCAGCACGTTCAGTTGGACCACGTTCTATCAAAGCTTCACCACGCTTACCAAAGGGCATAAAGCCACGTTGGTTGTAAATATCTTCCTTCAGTCCGCGTAGTGGACCTGCAGGCAAAACAGAATCCCAGTTTTTTCTAGCTTGATCGACTGATGAGTTGCCTAAAGTATCCTGCAGAACCCCAACGGCTCCACCAACAGCCTTAGCACCTACTGAAAATGGAAGAGAAATATCAGCCAAAGACTTAGCACCAGCAATATCACCATAAGGTTTAAGAATAGATTGATACCGAGTAGAAGCACTTAGATCAACATCAGTTAAAGCTGACATCATTCCTCGAGCTGCCCATGTAGGACGATTCTCTACTACCTGTGTCCAATTAGGCAATGCTTCAGGGTCCATGCCTGCTTTTACAGCCATCTGCCTAATGTACTCATAGTCCGCAACCAACGGGAGACCAGCCAGACCACCAAGAATTAACATAGACAAAACGTTAGCAGTCAAAGCCAGCGAATTTGCGATTGATGGGTTCTGAATTACATCCTTAACGTCAGTTACCAAATTACTCATAGAACCATGAATGAATCCTTTGAGTGGAGACATAGCAGTACCAACCCAACCAGTTTCTTTATAAATAGATGGTAGATTTTCTCTACCCATTGGGATCATGTTTTCAGCAGCTAATTGACCAGCAGCTTCCCACAGCTTCTTGCCCCTCATCCCCTGAGATTTCAGAACATTGTAAGCCATGTTATAAGACACAACTCGGCTAAAGGTATCTGCACCTTCCGTTAATTTCTCACCAACTAAACGACTATACCACTTGTCCAAAGCTGATTTGTTAACAGAGGTTGCATCAAGACCACCAAGATCATGGTGAATTGTCTTATGAAGAACATCCATATTCTGAGACACATGGTAGAAACCACGCATAGCATCTTCATCATAAGTCTTAAAGAAAGTATCTTGAATACCCTTCATAGCAGCACCCAGTGCTTCTATTGGGTTGCCACCAGCCTTAAAGATCATACGACTGGATTGGATGGAAGCTAGTGCTTGTGAAACCCACGTAACAGGTTTAGCTGTTAGTGCCATGTTGTAACCAAAACGTTTCATGACATTAAAAGCAGAGTCAATTACGTCACCCTTAAGATGCTCACCAAACAATTTAAAGTGAGTATCATTGACAAGGTTATTAACAACTTCACCAATGCCATTGATATGAGTGGTTAGTTCCTTAGTGCCATATAGGTTCAACTCATTGTCTAGAAAGTGCTTGGTTAGAGCATAAGCATTTGGTTGAGTTGTCTTCAACATCTCAGTAGCTTGACTAGACATATAAGTAGAAGAATCATACATCAGGTTACGTTTACGAGCAGAGTTTGCATACTCATTTACCCAACTAACAAGACCTTGAGCAAAGTTACGACCACGTTCTTCTTGGTTGCCAATTCGTTCGTCAGAGAAACCGCGGATTAAACTGCGGTGTTCTTTGTGTTGTCCAACAGCACTTGCTTTTTGTGCAATGTTAGTACGAATTTCTTCAGCAAAAGCTTTACCATTTTTATTTGGAGAGTCAATAATCTGATTAAGAATATCCATAATAGACTCATAATCCACATCATTTTTACGCTCAGTTACTTTGGTAACAATGCGGCTATCAGCTTGTGATAGCTTTTGTGCACGAGCATTAGCTTCTGCCCTAGAAAAGAACCAATCACGTTCTAGAACAACACCATTAGCAGTTTTATCTACATAGAACTTACCAACACTATGTACTGGAAAGTAACCAGGAATCTTTTGAATTTCCGGTAGTCCTCTAGCTTTAAGACCAGCATTAACACGGTTATGCATCTTATCAGAGATTAATTCAACAACTCTGATTAGATTACGTTGCTCTTGGGAAATGCCTGTAAAGTATTTGTCTACGTTTTTCCACGGAGAAACACCGTCACGATATGCTGCTACAAAACCATCAATAAGATTACCAATATCTTTAAACTTAACATTTTCAATAGCTGCTAAAAGACCATCTTGATTATTAACTTTGTTAAGTTTCATAATCTTTAATGGAGAACTACCAAAGTCAGCTTTGAATTGATCCTCAGTTACACGACCATACAACAATTCATTTTGGAGTGCTGTAGATTCATGCCTAGCTTTAATCGCCATGTCTCCAACTTCCGACACCATACGATTATTTCTAAACATGTTCTTAAAAGCCCACGGAGAAATGAAACGTTTAGCTACTGCTAATGGAATATTAATTAAAGAGTTAATAAACTGATTGGTAGCATGATAACCAATGTCACCAGTATCTGTACGGAAAGTAGTAACATTCTGCAGAGTATCTTGTGGATGTGTTGGAGGAATACTATTAGAGTTTTGAACAGTGTCAATAGAAATGGGGGGTAGTTCAGGAGTTGTACCAGTTTCTTTTGCTGCTTTGATAGCATCTGCTGCTTTTACTGCATCATTAGGGACAGGTGCTACAGTTTCACCAAATGCCTTTGAAGCAAGTGCCTCAGCTTCATCAGCTAAACTATTATACTGAGATTCAACTTCTGAAAGTCTTGTACGTTGTTCAGTAGAAAGAGCCGCTCCTTTTGAAGACAAAGATTTAAATTCAAGTTCTAAATCTTTTATCTGTGCTTCTATTGAAGCTACTTGTCCTTCTGGTGTTTGTTGTACCTCTATACTAGGAACTGGAGTTTCTTTAGGAGGAATTAGTTGATCACGTGGATAACCAGTGAATTCAGACAGAGCATCTATCTGCCCATTGTGAGATTCAATGTCAGCTTGTGCAGTTTCAATCTTCTTTGTATGACTAGCAATAGCAGCATCTAGTTTGGCAATACCAGCTAACTGTGCTTCTGATGGAGGCATATGAACACCTCCTTGCATAGAACCACCTGCCATACTATCACGGACAGAAGATAACTCATGAATTTTCTGTTCATGGTACACAATTGTTTCACCGATCCGATCAATACTCTTATCCAAAAAGACTGCTTTATTCATAGCATCTTCTGTATTAACAGTTGGATCTGGAATAGGTTGTTCAGGATCATGGACGGCACCTTTAGGTGTCATCATGAGCTTACGACCAAGAGCAGTTGGTGTTGCAGCTACACCCTGCATAGTAGCAGCCATGCCTATCTTAAGTGGATCAATCTTACCTTCATTAATAAGCTCAGAACCAGCTTCAACTGCACCACCAATACCACCCATTGCAACACGTTGTCCAGTAGAACCTAAGATAGTCTTACCAGCTTGGTCAACAATAGGAGCAACAGCACCCGGACGAAAAGCAGCTAGGTTAGGAGCAAGCTGACCTGCGAAAGAAGCATAAGGATGCTCTTTAGTCTCAAGAGCACGTTGATCTTTACCAAAACCAGTAGCTTCTTTAATACTGTCTGGAATCATTCCGGTTACTTGATTCTGCAAAGCATGTAGAGCACTGCTACCAGCAAAGCCACCAGCTAAACCTAAACCAAGAGCAGTAACAGGAGCAAAAGGACCAGAACCTGCAATCAGTGGAGCGCCAGCAGCAATGGCTGCTCCACCAGCAGCTAGACCACCAAGAGCCGGAACAGTATTCTCAACTGCAGATTTCGCTCCTGCTGCTAAGGCACTTGTGCTTTCAGATGAAGTACCAAGGTGCTTTAGAATTTTGCTCTTGGCTTCTTGTGGATCATCAGTAGCAATATCATACTGCTGTCCTTGGTATTCATATAGAGGCATAACAATCCTTAATCTAGTTTAATTACTTTAGGTTTTGCTTGGGGAGCTTGTACACTAGGAGAAACTTCTGCAGACTCATATCCATACTTCTTATCAATCTGTTGAGCTTTTGTGCGAGAAGCTTGTGCAAGCTGTTTCCAACGTTCTACATTAGCATTCAAGGCAGTAAGTTCTCCCTTAGCTTTAACATCACCTCCAGCAATCTTCATCAAGAGAGCATCTTTCTGTGCTTGAATATCCTGACCATTGATTAACTTCTCATAACCAAGAGCATCCGATAATAGTTTAGCACTGTGAGAAAGATCTTTAGCCTTAATGGTATCACCGTTAGATGCAGCTTCTTGTGCAGCCCTTAACCGTGCCTCTGCCGCAATGTTAGCAACAGTTTCACGACCAGAGGTTTGTGCAGCAATTTCTTCCATCTTACCCATATGTTCAGGATTCATCATCCGTAGTTTAGACATACGTTCTAGGAGATTTACTGGACGATCTGTAGATTGAACTTGTTGTGTAGGTATTGGAGCAGGTTGAGATGCAGCTATATTTGTTGGTGTTACATTTTGATTAACAGGAGTCCACTTTTGTCCTGAATTACTAATAGACAAAGCACGCTCAAGTTCCGCAGTAAGTGCTGCACGCACCTGCGGAGATAAGTTCTTACGCGCAAGTTCACGTTTAAGTTCGGGAATATCATATGGAGTAGCACCACCATAATCATTACCCATTGTTGGCTTGAGTAGATTCTCACGATTCAAGTTACCTGGAACTGGCATAACAATATCAGCATTGGTTGGACGATTAGCTTCACCACCCAAGTTAGAAGCAATCCTACCCTCAACACCAGAAGGTTGATTTATATTAGACGATGTAGCTTCTTGTTGACCAAAGGTAGGAGAGGCTGGAACAACATCACCACCACTTGCAAGAATCTCAAGCTGACGTAGGAGTTCTTTTTCTTGAACAGTCTTTGCACGATCCCGCATAGAGCTAAAGATATTGCCGGAGTTCTTAGCATCAATCTCAGAATTAACAGTACCAGAAGCAATTTGTCCACGTGCAACATCTACTTGATCTCTACCAATCTGACCCTTCAAAACCATAGACCTAAATAATGGATCATTTAGTTTATCTTGGGCTGCTGCAGATTCCCACTGTCTTACACCAACATCCAGTGGCTGCATTTGCTGCTCACGCTGATTCGCCAAAAACTGCTTAAGAATTTCTTCTTGTGCAGACATATCCGCATTACCAGCATTAAATCCTTGGTATAAAGCACCAAGACCAAACTCAGGCTTGTACCCCGTTTCAATTTGAGGAAAGGCCATATTAACCTCCTGCCTTGAACTTAGCTAGTGCATCCATGATCTGTTGCATTGCTTGTGTATTAGTGCCAGAACTAGACTTATAACCAAGAGCAGACATGATAGGAGAAGCATAACCATTGATTGCTGCATTGTTACCTTGCATCAATTCATTCAGACCAGAAGCATTAGGACTAATGTTAGCACCTGCTGGTGTGTATAGACTATCCATGTACTTCTGCGCTACCTGTGCTTGTGCTGCCAATAGAGCAGGATTGCTTGTAGCTTGGTTAGAACGACGACCCGCGGCTGCATCCTTGATAGCCTGCGCTTGCTGCATCTGTTGTACTTGGTTACGCACAATTGGAGCAGAGTATGGATCTTGCATTGTCCTAGACAGTTCTTGTTGATACTGAGGACGCTGTGAGCCAAACGGGTCCATACGCGCTTGCTGTTGATTAACAATGTTCTGCACAGAGGATGCCTTCTTCTTATTTTGCATTCCCTCAATCAAAGCACCTAGACCAGTTATTGCACCTTTACCACCTTGACCACTGAAGAGTTGTGATAAGAAGTTCTGAGTACCTTGTTGTAGTGGTGACTGATAGCCCTGTTGGTCTGCATAATTCTGGAATTGCCCGCCCTGCATGAAACCACCACCAAATTGTCCATTACCAAACACAGGTGTACCACCAATGTTATTCCACTGTTCCGTATTACCCGGACCAAAATCACCCCCGGCTGGAGAAGATCCAAAATCATACAAACCACCTTGGGAGTAGAAGGAATCTTGATCACCAATTTCAGGTGGTCCATATTGCCCAGCATCTGGCATACCATCATCCTGATTACCCGGACCAAATTCCCAACCACTGTCTTCATACTCGACCATATTTATTTCCTTTAATTATCAATCCGCACTAATGTAAGTGAGGCATGTTCCATTAGTAAGTTGGTAGCTGAGGTTCTATTGCGAACTACTAATCTAACCACATCATTTGCAGCAAGTGTTACTATACCACCACTAGCAATACAAACTTCTGAGTTAGCTGTTTGAAAGTGAAAGTGGGCTGTCGTATTGTTTTGAACAACATTGTTAATTGTTACTGCATACTCAGTATCTTTATTTGTTCCCGAAGCTTCCATAGAGACAGAATATTGTAGAGAATATACACCAGATTGGTTACACTGTAATTCATGGTTATTCTGGAAAGTAATGTTCTTATTAGTACCACCAGAAAAACCAGTTGTTATAGGATACCACGTGTCAATAACAGAAACTGTAATAGTTGTCCCGGCATTGTTAGCATACATCTCACCATAGGATCGTTGAGTGATTAGGGTAGTTTCTGCACTGGAGAGATGGTATTTCTCTCCTGCAGCACCTCCTTGTATTCCCTGCAAATTATTATGATCACGCAAAGCAATATCAGTAATATTACTACCGGCAAAGTTAATAATGTACCAAGGAACAGAACCAGACGTAGAAACATAATTACGCAACTGGCGATACCACTCAAGCCAAGTAAAAGAACCCGGTTTATCATTGATTGGAGGTGGAGGTAATCCAGCCATTAGGAACTCCCTTCAACATATACACACTCAAGAGATTCAAGTCGCAGTCCATAGTTTAGATTATGTTTAAACCTGAAAGCTCTACGCCGGAAAGCACCAAGTCTATGAAAAGCAGGAAAGTCATCAGTCATTGTAATAGTTTTTGCATTAGACCAAGTTTGATAATCATCATCTGTCCATTGCAGTGTAATCTGATTACCTGTCTCATATCTATCACCAACAATCTTCACAGACGATAGGAACTTACGATAGTAGGTGTCCATGTCATACTTGTTAGTGACAAGTTCTAGATTAATAGCATTACCATTGTCTGTGTAGGTATTTGGATTCAACTTAAATACATCACCTCCAGTAGCTGCTAATAGATAAGACATACCAGAAGAATTATCAGCCATCTTATCACAGTTAAATGTGGTGTGTGTATCTGCTACATTTGTAGACCATTCATGCCAGAGCTTTTCATCTGAGTCATACACCAGAGTGCGACCTTGCGACTTTAGATTTACAAAGTAAAACAAGTGCCCCTTTGTGCGCAGCCCAAATCCGCTAACATCTTCCATGTTTGTTTCTGCATCTAGAATACGTTCAATATATTCATCAGATACTTTCTTAGGCTGGAAGCCATCAATAAGCCACGCTGCTCTACCACCACTATCAGATTGTGAGAGATAGAAGATAAACTTCTCATTACCAATCACAGCATATGGAGCGCATGTGCCCATCTGAATAGTTGTAGAGTCATTGCGACTTAATGGAGAGCCACTAGCGTTAGCTACATCATAGAAGAACTCAATAGAGTTACCACCAAGAACACATACCTGATTGTTCTGCCGTGAGATAGCCTTGACAGGATCAGGGAACATCTCAGCAGATAGAAAGTTGTTAGATGACCAGCGATGTGGATTGTCTAGATCGCATGTATAAACATCACTGCCTTTAGCTAAAACCACATAACCGTCAATGAATGTGGCTGATGGAATATGAGGAGTGGGGAAAGAGTTAAGTGTTACCAGACCAGTAGCACCAGTTCCACCACCAAGAGGAAAAGTAATTGTGGGAGCACTTGTATAACCTGTTCCATAAGCTGACACAGTGATGTAAGCAACAGTTGTTCCTGTAACAGTATAAGTAGCCGCTGCTCCTGATCCACCCCCACCAGTAAAGGTGGCCGCATATGTTCCCGGTGTAAAACCAGATCCGGGAGAATCCACAGTAGCATTATAAATTGAGGTAGATGTTATGTGAGTAACAGTACCTGCTGTGTCTATTGTCCAACCATCAGTACCATCACAGATAAAGATATAATCTCCTAGAGTAGAGGAGTTAGCTTGTGTGATGTTTAGCGGACCAGTAGATCCAGTCAATGTAATTTTAGCTACTGGAGTAACAGCATCTTCCCAAACAGTATTACCAACAGCTACATAGAACTTATTATTAAAGTGAGTAATACCACGCCCAGCACCAGCACCATAATTCTTATATAGGTCTAGGCCGGGGCGCTTGTTCAAGAAGATCTTAGTATTCTCTAGCTGTTCAACCTTGCGAGTTTCAGGAAAGATGTTAACAAACCTTTGATCCTTGGTTGCACTAGATCCACGATTTGAGTAGGCACCCATCAGTGGAAGGCGTGCTACTTTAGGCTTACCTACCTGCTGTGCTTGTGCCATTCTTATTCCTCATTGTTTGAAAGATTTTAGCTAGGCTTTGCCCAGTGCTAATATTACGTTGTTGGGTTGGTTTATCTTTAACACCAGCAACATCATTAAATAGACCACCAATGCCTCTAGCAACTCCAGACTGTAATGCTGATGATAGAATAGGTTGATTCTTTATGGCTGCTTGTAGTGCTCCTGTAGAAGCTCCCCCTAAAAAGTTAGAGATACCACCACCCCAACTATTTGTGGCATTAGCAACACTGCTGCCAATACCCCCACCAACACCCCCAACAAGAGCTGCTAAAAGTGAGTCACCAGCATCTCCACCATTTATAGCTGTTGTAGCACCCTGACCAACTGCTCCTAAAAGAGCATTTTGTGCAGCTTGGTTAAATGCAGTAGATCCTAAACCAACACCAGATCCAAAGACACCTCCAGCAGAACCACTCATAGAGTTAGCAGCTTGTCCAGTTGTGCTGATACCAGTTTCAACTGGAGCACCACCTGTACCAGCTTCACCAAGTTGACCACCAAAGTATGATAATCCAGCACCTACTAAGTGACTATTACCCCCCTTACTATCTCCTTTAGAATATGAATCTAAAGCATTCAGAGCACTACCAAGACCAGGAATAAAGTAGTTACCAACAGCCGCACCAATAGGCTGCATATCAGCAAACTCTTGGTTAAGTATTAGATGTGTAGGACTAGTAGCTTCCCAAACTCTTTGCAGAACACCTTTGGACTCCATAGCAGAACCTGCTTGTCTATCGTAGTAGTCTGCATTTTTCCATCCAGTTGACTGAGCAGCAGCATCAGGAGTGATAGTGAAGTTCTTACCATTGTTTGTAAACATCGCATTGTTCTGCCACCAGCTTGGGTCAGTGAAACTACGTCCCATCCCAACTTGCCCAACATCCCAATTATGCTCTGTTTTTTTATTGTACCAATTACTTTTATCTTCTGTGGTCTGCTCGTTCCAGTTCTTTTGAATAGTAGCTGGTGAGGTTTCTCCGTGGTATCCCAATAGTTTACCATCATAAATAATTGGCTTAGAACCAAACAGAGTGTTTAATCCTGTAATTGGATCTGCAACTTTATTACCACCAAGAGCATTTTTACCAGACCAGTCACCAGTGACACTGCCATAATTTAAGAGTTGTCCGAGTGTTTCCCAATCTCTAGTATTATTACCAGTGATATGTTCTTGTGCAAAACCCTGCTGTGCTGCGGCTGCTTCTGCTTCGCCATTGTAGAATCCACGACCACCAGCAGAGAAACCATCTACTAATTTTTCCCATGTAGGTTGCTCTTGTGTAGTAAAAGAACTAAAAGATTCTCCCGGAATATTAACAAGTGTGTTAGCACCTTGGCGATAGTTGCTGGGCATTTGCCAGCTAGGATTTAGTTCTCTATTAGAATTAAATATATCCGTGCGGTAAGCCTCTTCTGGTAAAGAAGCTTGCTGCCACTGCTGTGTTGCTTTTGGAACATATTGTTTAATCTGGTAATCTTTAATAGTATCAGCTAGAGACTTATAACCAGTTCCTAAATTACTACCATTATTCATGATGGAATACTTACCATCACCCAGATCAATGTCATCTGCATCTTGAGAACCCCAAGAAGCTTTACTTATATCATAGGGACTGTAGTAGAAATCCTGCCCACCCAGATTTGCCTTAGTGCCACCAAGAGCACCTAATAGTGATTGATCAGTACCAGCAGGTAATTCCTTACGCCCTGCTCCCCAGAACTCAGAAGGTTGTTGGGCCTGCTGAATCTGGGACTGATTGTTCATAGTAAATGCGCCGGGGTCTTGTGTTCCCTGACGCATCATTTCATTTTTAGTACGCTGACTACCTAACTTCTGTCGATTGATTGCATCAGCAATTTGCGCTTGATCTAATATATTAGTTGCCATTACCAGCTCCTAAAGTCTCGTTGGAAGTATAAACTCCCCTCCTCCAGACCAAAGTTGAGAGCATCTTGTTTGATAATAGTCATTTCTTGCCAGAGCAGTTTGCGATCAGCCATAGCAACACCGTACTCAGGAGCAAGGCGGCAAGCTAGGCCATATGCAATAGCATCATACCATTCCTGTGGAAAATCTGGTGTATCAGTACTAGCATCAAAATCCTCAAAGGGACGTTGATAATGAATTACAATTGTATTAGCTGATTGTTCTGTTGTAGAAGGAACAGGAAAAACATTTAAGATTCCATACTCACTTTGAGGATTGTAATACACCTGAATAGGATTTCCACTAGATGTTTTATTGCCTAGAATGTTATATTCCTGCTTTGTGATAATCCGCATAGGAATATCTACATCAGAAGTAGTACTATGGTTATATGCCTGCAATACCTTTAAAGGTTTTGGAATATTAATAGCTTTTGTTAGACCAATCTCATATGCAGATGTGCCAGCAGTTAATGGAACTGAATAAGACTTAATTGCCCAGAGAGGCATACCATCAGCTTGCCAAGCTTTGACCAAACTGTTTAGCGCAAATGCTGCTTCGGTAGTTTGATCAGTTGTTGGTGTTTCTCCTTGGGCAACTACACCGATTAAACGCAGTGCTCGTTTGATAATATCATCTCGTGTTACTGAGAAGTCGGTGCTTCCAGAAGTCATGTTAATTACCTTTTAAAAGTGCATATAAAGCAGCAATAGCAACAGCAGTTGCACTAATCCATTTAATTGTGCTAACTAGCCATGAGGCTGCTTTCCATGCAGATACTAAACCTTCCACATTAGTAGTAAGAACATCAATCTTATTTTCTAATGTTTTAATGGTTTGCTCTATTTCTAGCAACCTACGCTCCTCATAAATTTGATGATCTAAAAGACCTTGATCTGGTTGTCTTCGATTATCCATGTTTATCCTTTCTGCCTAGCAAATGGGCGGAAGCTTAGGCAGAGAGCCTGTGAACCTTCATATACATCTTCTGGTTTAAAACCAACTCCCCACTTCTTATATTCAGGAGAATCTGCTCCATACAATTTGAAGCCTATATAACCAGTGCGATCTAAGAAAGGCCACTTCCACATAATAAATGGAAGAATGGGCAGTGAGCAATATGTGCGCCAGACCCGCTTAGGATAAGGAGGCGTGAACCAGTTACCACCACCTATTTGCACTGGATCACATATATCACCAGAATAGATTCTAATAGCAAAGCGGCGTTCGCCTTTAGCCAGAGTGGGATCATCTAGTGGCCGCTCAGGATCATTACGATAATGGCAAGTTACTTTCATACCAAGCGTACTTTCACTGTACCCGTTGTATGATATAAGCCTCCGATTGGAACGCCAGTCTTGTTGATGGTGAAGCTCGCTCCGAGCGTGGCGGAATCGGCGTAGGTAATATCATTACCTTGATTTAGTACCGTGTTGGTGAAGCGGCGAATCTTCGTGTTCGTGCTTCCGTAGCCAGCGGCCGTATTGAGACGAATACAAGCTGGAAGCAATCCTTGTGCGATTCGCCCATCAGCATCGACAGTAAGAATATCCTGTGTAGTAGCTCCAGCATTACCTCTAGCTAGCTTCATCGTGCCATTATCTGCACTGGCATCTAGCGTGAAGTTATTCGCGGGAGTTACTGATAGGCCGAGTTGAGCGTTAGTTGTTTTTACAGTCATTATCGTAGCTCCACCCAAGCGGTTATAGTAGAAGTGCCTGCAGTATTTG